GCTGCCCGATAGTCGATGCCAGCACCGGCTAGCCCGGCTGTCGTCTTGTCGAACCTGCCGGACACGGCACGGGTCACCTTGGGGGCAGCAGTACCGAATGTGACCACCCCGGAAACCAGTTCTGCACTAGCTGAAAGAACCCCGGCTGTTGATTCCCCGTAAAGCTCCCCGTTTGAATCGGTGAACAGCACCTTGTTCTCGAACACTTCGACACTGGTGACGTTGCCATAAGAGTCAGAGTCGTGGGCGAGGAACCGGCAGTAGGCAGGAACCAGAGTGTCCACAAAGATCGTCAAATCAGCCTTCCAGGTATCACCGTTAGAGGTGCCCCAGTAGGCGTACTGGCCGGAGATCCTTGTCGAGTGGGCTTTCCCGCCGTCGTCTATCACCGGGCCGAAGGTCACGGACTGCTGATCGTTGGTGTTGATAACCCCGAAACGGACGCCAGAAGAAGTACCGACCACCATCAGTACCCCGAAGGTGTCTATCGAGAACGGCCCGGAGAATGTTTCACCGACCGGTAGGACACCGGCCGGCACCGGGTGGGCGAGCGAACCGTCGGTCGCTGACACGCCTATCGCATACAGGATGCCCTGCCCGTTGTCGTTGTAAGCGGCATAGAGGGCTTGCGGGCCGCCTTTGATAGCCACGCAGGTTCCGGCCAGGGTCTTGTCGAAGGTCAGCACCGCACCTGACGAGTTGAGTTCCACGATACGGGCACCGTCAGAGGACAGCAGCCGGCCGTTGGCGTACTCGATGACATCCCCTGCGAACGATCCGACCGTCGAAGCGGTCGCCGTGTTGGACACGGTGCCCTTCTTCACGGCTGACCCGGTTGTGGCGTACACGCTGGCCCCGTCGGAAGTCCAGTCGGTGATCGTGCCACCCATCGGGGTGACGACGAAGACCGGTGCCGCTGTGCCGTTCGGGTTCGTGTGATATTTCAGGTCCGACCCGTCCGAAAAGTAGAAGACATCACCGTTGACGAGCCGTGCGTACAGGTTCGAGTTCGTTCCAGTGGACTTGGCTTCCAATGCTTTGCACATTGTCAACCGGCCCTTAGTAAAGATGTCGATGTTCTTCGAGGTGTAGAACCTAAGCCGGTCAGAGTCAGCTAGGTCGTAGTGTTCTTGGCCGGCCCCGTGCGACCAGTCGGTTTGTGAACGGGTCCACTGGCCGACGTTGGACAGCGTGTTCTCACCAACATCTTCGCTGGTGTCCCGCTGCTCCTTCTGAGCCGGGACAGTACGGCGTCGATAGGACTTGTAATCGACCAAGTATTGGCGGCCGTCAATCGAAATGTCGTACTGCGGTGTAACCGCCATCGGCTACTCCCCGCTACGAAGCCACTGAGTCGGATAAAGCTGCGAAAGCCGAGCCTTCTCCGCTTCGATCCTCTCCTGGCGTCGGAACCGCAGGTCACGAATCGACGCTGATATGGCCCCGGATGGGACTTCCTCAGAGCGCCTGACCGGGGCTTGCGTGGTGATCGACTCGCGGGCTATCGGCTTGAACGTCATTAGCACCATCGCCGCCCCGATGGGAGGCAGATCGTATGCCTCGGTGTGCAGACCCGTGTCGGTCAACGCCGTGGTGGTCAGTGACAGGGTGCTGAACGGTGCTTTGTATGCGACCCGCACCGTCTGGCCCGAAGTGGGTTCGTCTGTCAGCACCAGAGCCACCCCTGACGCGAACGTCGCCGTGTCCCGGTTGCGGCGCAGCGACCAGCGGCGAACCTCCGGTTCGGACTTGTTTGAGGATTCGTCAGTAAACGTCACCCGATGTATTGCTAAAACATCCGAGGCGAGGTCGTAGCCTCGCGTGGCCGCCGAATAGGTGAACGTAGTCGTCTTCACCTGGTACAAGCCTTTGGCTGACAGGTCGTTCAGGTCGTCGTTGATGGCGTCGAGGATCATGTGCGCCGGGTACTGCGGGTTGGATCGGATGATCGAATCGTCAGCATGGCTGGAAGCAGCAGCAGACGAGGCGTAGCCGCGCATCACTGTCACGTTCTGCCCGCTGACAGAAGTGACGTACATCAACTCGGTGCCGATCTCGATGATCGACCCGGCGACAATCGGCCCGGTTGAGAACTCGATAGCGAACGTCGCCGCCGTCGTGTCGGAAATGGCACCATCCAACCGGTTCAACGATTCCACGGTGCCCGACAACAACAGATCCCGGGTCCGGTCAATCCATGTTTGTGCCGTCATCCGTCAACCCTTGGTTCTGCGAGCAACTTTTCTGTGGCCTTCCGCACCCGCTTGTTCTTCACGGTACGGCCCGCTTCTACTTCCATCCTAGTCTCAGCAGTCTTTTCCAAATCCGCAGAGTCACGGATACCGGAGGGTTGAAGCCCATCATCCCGCAGCCTCTTGTACGCACCCATGTCTTTCTCCAACTTGTCCCAGGCTTTCTTCTCGCCGGCTGCACCGCTACGAGTCGGCATCGCAGACGGCGCAACCATGAAAGACCGGGCCTTCTCAGCGAACGCGGCCTTCTCCTCGGGGGTGTCGTCGCACACGAACCGGCCGTCAACGTAACGAAGTTTACCCACTATTTGACCTCCACGCCCACGGTGTTACCGGCAGCTACCAGTAGTGCCGCTTCGGTTTCGGACAGATCAACCGGGTAGTCATGCCCACCGTACAACGTGCGGGTGATGGTCGCTATGTCCGCTTCGGTCATCGGCTGAGTGGTGGTAACCGTGGTGTCCGACAAGATCCAGACGTTGCCGCCCTTGGCCCGAGGCCCGTAGAAGCGGGCCAACCGGTTCTCCGCTGCGAGTGGCTGATAGCCCGTTTCACCTTTCGCCAAGTTGGGGAGCGTGTCAGTTGTCGGTGATGTGAACAGTTCCGTTATCGCCGTGAACGATGAGCAGGCACCGACCGTGGCGACAGTAGACGGGGTGACTGCGGCTGTCCCAGTGACCGTCGGTGCTGGCACCGCTCCTGCCCCGGCGACCGCACCAGCGGTGATTATGGCACCAGTAGTGACCGTGGCGCTAGGCACCGCTCCGGTTCCGGCGACCGCTCCGGGTGTCAGGACAGCACCCGTTGAGAGTGCTGGTGCGGGTACGGCACCGGTCCCGGCAACCGTGCCAGCGGTGACCGTAGCCCCACCGCTGACCGTGGCTCCGGGCACCGCCCCGATTCCGGCAACCGCCGACGGGGAAAGGTTGATCCCGGTCGAAAGTGACGGTGCTGGAACTGCTGCCGTGGCAGCAACCACACCAGCATTGACATTGAAAACGCTTGTAACGGTGGGCGACGGAACAGCGCCGATAGCAGCGACCGTGGCCGGAGTAACCGTTACATCCACAACCCCCTGGTAGGTGACCCCGGATGCCCGGTAGTCGATGCCTGATTGGCGATAGTCGTAGGCCATGTCAGCCCCTAAACATCTTGTTGTAAGTGATCGGGCCGACCACGCCGTCCGGCCTCAACCCGTTGTCTGTCTGCCAGTCGCGCACACAGTTCCTCGTCAGCCAGTCGTAGGAGCCTGTCAGCGGCGTCCCGGTGACTGCCTGCACCCATTTGACCAGAGGCACCTTGGAACGCGGCCAGCGGAGCCTCAGCGTCTTCGTGAAGGCCGGCGGGATCAGCTTCGGTATCTTCCGGGTTTCCACAAACGGGCGCATCTCATCCAACCTGGCGTAAGCCGACTGGCCCGGACAATCCTTGTTGGCTACGTCCCGGTGGCCTCGCAGCTTGAAATCGGGAACGATGTATCCCTGCTCGACCCCATGCTGGATGACCGCCTTGACCGCCTTGACTGCTGTTGAACTGATCTCCTGCCGGGTGGTGTCCCCGATCAGGCAGATCGCATACGACCGGTGGTTCCAATGCCTTGTCGCACCGGGACGGTTGAACCATCCACGGGCCTCGTAGACCCGACCTGATTCGATTCCCACCATGTGGGAATAGGCGAGATCGGCCCAGCCCTTTGACAGATGGAAGCGTTGGTAGGCCCGGATTATTCGGGCCTCACCCTCCTGAGAATGGTCCTCTAAGAGAGTCGCGCCGTGGTGGATGAACACATGGTCAACTGGACGCTTCTGCCTGGTTGTCCACCGAGGCGGCTTCGCATCCCAATCGACGCGGGAAATCGGCCACACACTTAGCCCTCCCCTGTCATGCCGCGCCCTGTTCCACATGCCATTCCAAATGGTTCTGCTGCGATTTGCGAACGTCACGCACATCGACGCGGATGTCTGAAACAATAAAGCCGATGGATTCCAACTTGGCTTGATTCGTTGCGTGCTGCTGAGTGTTCTCCCGTCGGAGCTTTGTGCCGATGACAGCGAACACGCCGCTGACTGCGGCGGCTGCCACCAACCCGAACGCCCCAACCCATTCCATTACGACATCTCATCGGGCGGTGGTGGACCCGACACGCGCCCGTCAGCCATGACCTCAGCATCAGCATAGAACTGTCGGCAAAAGGTGAGGGCCTCCGCTTCGGTGGCCTCAGTTACGTCCCAAGTTTCTAATCCGGTCCAATCGGTGGTTTGAGTCAGATAGCCGATCCGATAGCCGTCATCTTCGACAGCCCAACCTGCCCGCAACATGCCACCACGATCAACAACATCTCTCTCAGGGCCGGTGCCCGTCGTGCCCTCCGACAGTCTCCATTTGAGATATATCATTGTGGTATCGCCCGCTGTGGTTCTATCCCCTGTTGACCATTAGTTAGTTGCGCTTCCCGATTTAAAATGGCCTGATCCAACAGACCAGCCTGCCGCATAGCATCCAACTGTGCCCAGCCGACGTTGCCCGACATGAGTTGTAGATTCGTCTGACGGGTCAAACGCTTCTCCCAGTATTCGGGCTGGGCATGTTCAATCTCGTCACGGGTGAAGTGTGGAATGGAGTCGAACAGGTCGGTGAGAATAGTGAGTTCCCGCTCTGCTCCCAGCATGACGTTTCTCGTCTGTTCCATGCCGAGTGTTTTTTCTTCAGCCTCCAAAGCGTCAAGTTCGTCGCCGGTTTCTAACAGGCGGGCGATTTCAATCTCAGTTTTGAGGAGGCCGATCTTCGTCAACTTCACTTTGAATCCCATGTCCTGTAGTTCAAGACACAACTGGTAGAACTGCATTTCGGGCGTGTCGTGCTGGCCGAGTACGAAGTGGATCAACTGGAAGCGGCTACGAGCCTGCTGAACAGCGGTGATCGCCTCAGAAATGTTCATACTAAACTTTCTTCATTAGCGAAGCCCCCCGCACCATACTGTGAAGCGGCCATATTGGTTAGGCTGCTACGGGTATCACTTGTGAAAGCAAACTTGTCTACCCATACCGCACCTCCGCTATAACCGGCAAAGACATACCCCGCAGAACCACTGTTAGCCCCACTGGTCGGCTGACTGTCAGCCACCGATAGGGCTCCACTAGAAGTAGTGCGTGCATCGTTAGAAAAGGCCCACTTGTATATGGTCGTCACATTCTGAGCAACTAACTCCCAGCCACCACAGTGATAACCAGAAACGCCGACATCTGCAAAGCCATCCGCCCAAGCGACAGGATAGGGCAGGTCAGTCAGGGCTGACCGGGTGTCAGACGGGAAAGCAAACTTGTCGATGTCGTCTTTGTAACCACCGCTATAGCCCCCCAAGAGGTACCCTGCAGTGCCAGAGTTGGAGAACGATGCCAGTGTGTCACGGGTGATGGACATGGCTGTGGTAGTACTGCATGTGGCAGTAGAGAACACAAGTCTGTCATTGATACTTTGATATGAAGCAGTTCCGTCCTGATCCCCGCCAGCGAAATATCCTGCTACTCCACTATCCTGCATTCCAGCAGCGTTGGTTCTGCGTAGAGTGAGCGTGGGAGTCATGAGAGCAGCGGTGTCAGTAGCATATGTGAGTTTGTCGATGTTGTCTGTTGACTTTGGGGACAAGGGATCGTTGTACCCACCACCGACGTAACCTGCGACGCCACTATCAGAACAGGCCGCATTACCGCTACCGCCCCTAGCCAGAACGGCGGCGAGATCGGCAATGACCTCAGTTGCAAACGGCATTTTTGCTATGTCGTCCGTATAGCCATTACCACCAGCAATATATGCACCGAACGCAACACCAGCGGCACCACTACTGGCGAAGATCCCGTGATCCGCAGGCCGAATAGGCACGGCTTACGCCAATGCGCCGATGATTGACCAAGCATCAGTTGCCGTCTTGATGAGCGTCACCGCCGCAAACTGACCGTCGATCTCTAGATTCGAGTCTTTCGAGTTGAGCGTCGGAGTCCCCGCCGTAGCCAGCGTGGCGTTAGCCGACCCGATATTTTGGACGAGGATCTGCGTGCCGATGGCGAAGGCCACCCCCGAGTTCGGCGGCACCGTAATCGTCTGCGCCGAACCGTTTGATGAAGTCACCAACTTGCCAGCATCGGCCAAGACGAAGGTGTAGGTCGTACCGGTCTGAGCGTTGATCGCCAACGGGGCGATCAGACTCCCAGCGGTTATAGCACCCGTCACCGTCAGGGCGCTCAGTGTGCCTACCGAAGTGATAGCCGACTGTGCGGCCCCAGTCACGGTGGCGGCAGTACCAGAAGCATTACCCGTAATGTTGATCGCCGGGCTGGTCGTCCACGCTGTAGTAGATGCAGCCGTACCAACCAGAATCGCACCATCAACAGCGTTCGAATCGGTCAAACCCAACTTCGTTTCCAGGGCAATCGTCGCCCCATGCACATTCACATGCATAACGTCGTGCTGCTTGCCGCTGGCATCGAGGTCGTCGGTGGACGCTATGTCTGTTCGGAGTTGACTCCCACTGGTATCGAGAGCGCCGGGGTAGGCGGTTGCCATCAGTCAGCCTCCTACGGCGTCAGGTCGATAGTCCAAATACCCGAAGCGTTCCAAGTGATCTGGAACGTGCCGGCCGAACTCGCATAGTCGGCACCGAAGTTCACCAAACAAATCAACGGATCGTTGGTCAGCGTGTCGTCGTAGACGACTGCCGCACGGGCCGACGAGATCGTCGCCGTAGACCAAGTGGTGTCAGCGGCGTCGAACTTCAACGTCCCCGAAGCGTTCGCCAGGGTGATAGACGCGAGCGCCACACCGCCAGCCGAATAGTTCGTGCCGGAAACCTCGTTGCCGGACAAGTCACCCCAAAAATCATGGGTTTCAAAGTTGGGTGTCGATGAGTTGGTAATCATCGCCACCTTGATCGTGTCCGACCCGGTGTTTACCGCCAACTGCGATGCGTCGAGGATGTCTCGGAAGGTGAGAACAAATAAGCCCGAAGCTGTTACTGCCATTACTCGTCACCTCCTACAGCGACCTTTATTTCAACCGACTCGGGAACCACATTAGCGTCTAACCGGTCGTCCCAATGCTCAGTCTGGGTTCCGCCGAACTGGCCGTCGGAATCCCTGCGAACCTTAGTGGTCTTAGAAGTGCCCCGCCGCAACAGGAAACCGACAGAAGAATACTTGCCCATCAGTAACGGACCTTACGCGGCTTACGCCGCTTCATCTGCTTCTTCGGTTTCGTCTTGTTCGGCACGGCATCATCCTAGTGGTTGGCGGGAACCGAAGCCTCTGCGCCCTACTCCGGTCCCCGTCAACGACTGTTACCGGGACTAGCTGTTGGCCCCGATAGTGGAGGTTGTCTCGATCCGACGGATCGCAGCCTCACGGAAGCGGCCGTAACCGCACATGGCGTACCAGCCAACCGGCTGGAAGCGACGCAGGCTGTCGGTCACAGGACCGAACACCACCGACGGGTCTGTCCCGTACATGGTGGAGTAAGCCTTCGCCATCGCCTGCTGGCCGATGATAACGCTGCCATAAGCATCGTTGGTGGTCGAGCCACCGTCGGCAACCAGGAGGGCACGGGGGGTTTCGATCATCGTGACGCCATCAAACGTCCCGATAACACCCTTCCGAACCTTGTCAGCTTCCTGACGGATCTGGAACGAACGCAGGTCGGCCACACCGGTCTGCCCGATGAAGTCGTAGGCCACATCCGGGTGACAGAATCCGACGTAGTAGCCGTCGTTGAAGGTAGGAACAGCAGCGGTGCGAAGCGCCGCGACTTCCTCCCTGACAGCCGTCGATGTGAAGTTGTTGCTGGTAAGCAACGCCCCACGGGTTGACTGTCCGACGTATGTGACGTTGCTGCCGGCGTAGAGCAGGTTTGCGACGACCTGATCCAGAGAATCGGCTGCGTTGTATCCGACGATGTTCGCCGCGTCGGAATCGACGTTGAAGAACGACTGGCCTCGAAGGGCAGCCGTCGTGACCACAGCGTTGCCGTATTCGGTCAGGTTCACGGTAACCGTGCTGTCCGATAGAGCGACTGCTGTGACATCTGATGTCTCGGTGAGTGCCGACGTAGCCTGCGAAAGATCAGCGTAGATAGTGAACGTCACCCCGGACCCGCGATGGGTCTGACGGGTGGCTTTCACCGTCGCGTAGTCCTCATGCAGGGTGTTAGCCCTGAGAGCGAAATACGCTAGCTGTTCGAACGCTGCCTGGTCGGACGCGACCGATGACTTTTGTGTGTAAGCCATCTTGTTTGTTTGTCCTTAGGGAACGGGAGGCCCCTAATCTTGAACGTCGAACTCGTATCCGTGAGAACGCATCAAAGCCTTTAGTTCGACTTCGCTGGGATCCTCTGCTGGGCCGCCAACTCCTGGTGGAGTGTGACCGCCTCACCCGTACCGGGTGCTGCAACCACATCTGGCGTCCCAAACTGCTGGGCTTGCCCACCTTCGGTGAGAAACCCCGCTTCGACCGCTGCGACCCGGATTGGTTCCGGGTCGATCTCACCGTCATACCCTTTTACGAAGTATGCCTGGCGAGGATCATTCGGGTTGATTCCTGCCGACCGGAACGCTTCTGTCCGCTTCAACCCGTCGAGTTCGGCTAAAGCTTCGGCCAGTTGGCTTTCCGCTGTGTTCGCCTTGTCTTCGAGGGTTCGCCGGAAGTTGCGTTTCGGCTGACCGTCCTCATCTAGTTCGACGACCTCGGTTTTGGTTGCCTCAGCCATCTATGTCCGCTCCCTTCGGATTCACACCAACCCGGGAGGCGGACTGGTGGCCGTGACACAAATAGCTCTCACCCGTAGGTGGCCAGATGCGTCTGCCGTAACCATAGCAGGTGATTACAACGATGTAACTATTGTGCTGTTCCCAGCCCGGTGTAGCCGCCTCCGGTCATCGCAGGGCCGCCTCTGTGGGCGAAATCTGCGAGGCGTCGCTGCCGGCGGGCTTCGATGCGTCGAGCCGCCTGCGGGTCGGTGCCGAACTGTGCTCCGACGAGTTCCCCGCGAGTAATGTCACCGCCACGATCCGCGGCGAAAGTACCAACCTGCCCGTCCATCCTGGTTGTTACCACTCCTGGCCGGCCGGTCGCCGGATCAACATTGAGCCGTTCAGACGCGGTTTCCTCAGCCAGCGTGGACGGCGCTATTTCCTGGAACCCCCGACGAGCCGCTGTTTCAGTAACCCCCGACGCACGCAGACGTTCAGCGGTTTGACGGGAAACAGAACCGAACCCAGTCTCGACGGCTATCCCGCCGATCCGGGCCGCTCCTAACTTTTCCCGTTCTTCAAAGATAGATGTGGCTCTCTCCGGGTCCAAATAATAGGCGGTCAAATCACCGTCTGTGAACTCAGGATAGTACGTCGATAGTTGCTCCCTGACCTCGGAGGTCATCCGGGTTGTCGCCTCAACAGCCAGGGCGACACGCTGGTTGAACTCGTTGACGGACACATCGCCGCCGATCAGCGCACCGAAATCGGAGGGTTCGTCGTAGAACCCTGGGTCGATGCCTGCGGCGTTCATTATTTCGATGTAGCCGCGTTCCAGTTCAATGTAGGTGGCTTCGGTGACGGCCCGGCCAGCTTCGGACAGGGCAGCCATGCCGGGGAACCGGTCTTTGTACGGGTCTGATAGCCGGACGCGTGCCCACACGGCAGTCGGGTCATTGGTGGTTACCCACAGGTTGATGAGGTCGAGGTCCGGGTCGTTTAGGAGTTCTCCTAGCCCGTAGGTTTCGAGGATGTTGCGAACGATGTCGGTGGCGCTTCGTAGATCCGTGTCAGAAGGCCCATCGTCGGTATCGCTGCCAATGGTGGTGACAGCCCCGGTGTCCCGGTTTACGATTTCGGTCTTGTCGCTGTCGAGGAACGCTTTGATGTCGCCACCCGGGCCGGTGAGCATTTCTGCTTCTTCAACGGTGATCCCGTAG